GATAGGTTCTCGAAGGTTACCGTGTCGATCCGGTTGCCGTTATTATCCAGTACCTCAAAGAGGGGATACCGCTGGAAACCCGGAGCATTAGGGGTGATACTTAACGTGGCCAGGGGGATGGTGTTCACTGTTCCTGTCCCTGCTGTGATTCCTGGAGTTTGGGGTGTGATCGATAGGGTGGCTAGTGGTATGGTTTCATCTACATCAGTCACTATCTAAACCTCCAATGTTTAGGTTGCGGTGAATAAACCACTCGCATTAAGTGTTAATTTAAAGGTTCCATCCGTTGCTGTCTTATCCTCTCCTAGATTGATGAGGAACATTAATGGCCGGGTGGCATCCGTAGCGGGTGTACTATCATAAACCACCGCATATCTAGCAGTGCAGGACCCGGTGATAGTCCAACTGGGATCCGCCGCGTCAAAGGTATAAGTGTTCGTACTAGAGTTATATGTCCAAGACACACTACCCAACGCCACACCCCCTGATGTGTAACCCGTAGCGGTGACTTGGTAACTGGTTACATCGTCAAAGTAGTCATGTGCATCCAAATCGGGTGTGTAACTACTCGTTAACAGTGCCACCTTTAAGGTATCCGTGTCGATGTCTATCCTTTTCTGGAAGATGTGATCCCATAACTTCCCATAGGTGCTTATTGTAACTGCCATTAAATTTCCACTCCATCACTACATTTTTATTCATAGGTTAACCGGATGTAATCCGCGTAGAAACCATGATTAACCTCTTCCCAGTGCTCACTACTATTAATTACAATCGTATCGGTGGGTGTGTCCAGTACCCATATCAATTTCTCCAACCGGGGCACACCCACCCCATCCTCGGCCTCTCCATAAGTCCAATACTTCCGCTCCCCATTAACCTCAGCATAACATGGTAATTCATCACCACAGCCGTAAATCTCCACACGGCTTACGTTTTGGGGTTCGGTTATCTCCATCCACCCTAACTCCGTGCCCTTCACGAGGGGGTTGCCATCGTAGGTGTCAAAGTCCTCCGGGGGCCCGGCGGTGTAAAAGAAATAATAATCAATATTCGAGTAGTCATCATAATCCGGGACATACACGACACTACCCCCGGCTCCGGTGGTTTCCAACTCCAACACGATATCATAGGGCATACGGACTTGACTCAAAAAGTCGGGGTTGTAGTTCACCTCAGCTATTGCAGCCCGATTCCAGGTGGTGATTCCATCGGTGACGGTGATGACTTCCCCATTCTTCACCTGTAACTTGGAGCCCCCCTGGAGGAGTGGGGTGTTCGTGACGCTATCACATAGCATTGCCTCAAATTGTTCTATCTCACTTCGGGGGTCCGCACCGTCCAAGTCGACTTGACTATCCGCATAACAATGAAGAGTTACTCGTCTGTTAACATTATTCGGAGCCGGATCCACGTCCACAATCCATTTAGGAGTTACCCCCCCGATTACCCAACTATCATAAGCCATATTATCTTACCTCATCATATTAACCGTACTCACGCCGGCGTTGGTGGCTTGGCCCCGGAGGACTTCGGCGAAGCTTTGGCCGGCGGCTTGCCCCGCTGCGGTTCCAATTTTAACCGCTTCCTCCTGACTACCCATAGCCGGCAATGTCAAGTTAATAGTCACCGGGATAGATGCCCCCGTGGTACTTAATCCACTGGTAGCCGCTGCTGGTAAAGCAAAACTCCCCGGAGTAAAACCCCCACTAATACCAGATAAGGCACTACTCAAAATAGATGATGATATTCCGATACCTTCACCTATACCCTCCACGAAGCTTCGGCCTATATTCACACCCCACTGATCAATCTCTGATAACGGCCCTTCTTTGGGGGGGCTGTGACCCTCCAATAAGCCGGATAGGTATCCGAGTTTGTCTTCTATCCATCCTTTAGCACCATCTAGGGATTCGCCGAATCCTCGTTTCCAGCTGTCGATTATATCCCAACCCCACTGCCACGCCTTACCCGGTAACTCTATTAACCAGTTAATGGCATCCTGAATCTTAGTTTCAAGGGTGTCTAAGGTTTTATCCAAGTCTGGGAGGCCATCGGTCAATCCACCTACAAAGTTGGTGATCATATCCCACGCGGTAGACCCCCATTTCTCCACGCTTTCACCAAGCCAATTAAGAGTATCCGTGATAGGAGTAGTCACCCCGGATAATGCAGATGCACTGTCAGTGATGAATTGGCCTAATGCAGCGGTGTTGGCCTTAGCATCTTCCAGTGGGCCCTTATTCATGGAATCATTCCACTTTTTAAGATCCTCTTGGCTAAGCCCCCATCCCTTGAACACTTCCTCCCATGTGGTACGGGTTTGGCTGCCTTCCTGTCCCACTAAGTCTTCCTTGGTGAAGATCATCCCCACTCCAGCTCCTTTACCCCCGCCTTTAAATATCTTACCTATGAGATCACTAACACTCTTAGGAAGCAAACCCTGGATTCCCTCTAGGATTTTCCCTCCAATTCCTTTACCCCAATCTAAGGCTGATTTGGCTCCTTCACCTCCAAGTAATTTGGAACCAATAGCTCCGAGTATGCCACTAATACCAACAGTGATTAACTCCCCAACGTCACTAGTTACAAAATCCCAAAGCCCTTCTAGGATCCCACTAAGCCATTCACCCCCTGGAAGACTTCTGAGAGCCTGTTTAATAGTGTCCCCCATGCTCAGGGCCTTCTCGGATGTGGTGTCAAAGCTAGTTCCCATACTATTAAGATAATCAGTGTTATCCATGATAGCCTGATTAATACCGTTCCCCTGGTCCTCAAACTTACTCCCGAACAATGCCACATTCGCTTCTTGACGTTTCAGTGGGTCCTCAATCTGACTAATAGACCCCACTATCTCCTCAAAGGCTTGTTGTGCTTGGTCGCCGCCGGCTTGGAGCATCTTATTCCAACGAGCCTGCTGCTCACTAGATGCCCCGATAAGGTCATAAACCTTCTTAGCCTCATCCGGGCTGGTTTTTAATCGGATCATGGCCTCACGGATAGCATCAGCCATCTGATCCGTGTTCATCACACCATGCTTAAGGCCAGATGCTAGGATGTTTCCGAACTCCTCGGCACTGTAACCCATGTCCTTGAAGTTCTGATCATACTCATTAAAAGTATCCAAGAGGTCATCAGCCGGGTCCCCCGTTGCTTGGAAAGTCTTAGTCATAATATCAAAGGCATCGCTCATACTTATCCCGAATGTTTGGGATAATTGAGTGGCGGATCTGACAACTTCTCTGACATCTTCATCAAACATCCTACTGAAACGGATACTTTTTTCAGTTACACTTTCCAGTTCATTCCCAGTCAGCCCGGTTTGTGTTTTGACTTGTACTAAACCATCCGCTACTTCCCCCCAATCAGCACCAGTGGCTTTGAAAATCTCTGTGGCGAGTCTTTCAGCCTCATCCGCTGATTCTGGCATATATGCCCTTATCTGTGCAAGTGCCTCGTCACGTGTGGCGGCACCTTCCATGGCCCCGGTGACCCCTGCTCCGATCACTATCCCCGCGGCGGCTCCTTTCAAGTCTTCTATCTGGTCTCGTAGTTCATTGATTTTACCCTCAGCAGGAGTGATGTCCGCATCAACTTTTACCGTTTCGGTTTCGCTTCCAAGCTTATTAACCTTATCCGTTAAGTCCTTGACTTTGGATTCAGCATCACCCCCTAAGTCCATCTTCACGGTTTTATCCGTTAATTTATCCATACTGTTCTGAAGGTTGGTAACTTGTTCCTCATCTAGGACATCCACATCTAAATTAACGGTTTTATCTTTGACTAATCCTATTTTATCGAGGAGTTTGTCAAGTTTACTGGTTATATCGGATATGTCGCCTGTGACTCTGATTCCGAGTTCTTTGTTACCTTTAACCATTTTGTTTATCTCCAATACATG